GTGTCGGACAAGCGACAACATCCTCCGACCGTCAGACTTCGGCGGTTGGCCGCCGAGCTGCGCCGTCTCCGCTCAGCGGCAGGGCTGACACGAGAGGACGTCGCCGAGAAGAAGGGGATCAACGAGGCAACGCTGTACCGCATCGAAAAGGCACGCGCCCGGCCACAGAAGCGGACACTGCTCGCGCTGCTGGACCTCTACGAGGCGACTGACGTGCAGCGGGTGGACCTCCTGGCTGTCCAGAGCGGTTCCAACGACCAGGGGTGGTTGCGGCCGTATCACTCGGAGTTGCCGGAGGAATACACTGCTTATATCGGTTTCGAGGTCGAGGCCCGCACGGTGCGTAACTACGAGTCACTGTTCATCCCAGGTCTTGCCCAGACCGAGCCTTACGCCCGCGCGGTGATCAAAGGCGTGTTGCCCACGGCCAGCCAGAAGGAGGTGGAGCAACGAGTCCAGGCGCGCATGGAACGACAGTCGTTGCTCACCAAGGAGCACCCGCTACAGCTCTGGGCAATCGTTGACGAAGCTGCCATCCGGCGCGTGGTCGGCGGTCGCAAGGTGATGCAAGAGCAGGCGCGGCACTTGCTTCAGCTCATGGAGGAGCCGCATGTCACATTTCAGGTGATCCCCTTCGACAAAGGGGCTCATGCGGGCATGCCCGGCAGCTTCGTGCACATGGATTTCCCGGACCCTGCCGATCCGGAGTTGGTCTACGTGGACACACCAGCCGGGGACCTCTTCCTGGAGTCCGAGGCGGAGATCCGGCGCTACAAGTCGATGTTCGAGCACTTGCAAGCCGTGGCGGTAGGGCCGAATGAAAGTGCTGACCTGCTGACTAAGGTTACCGAGACGAAGGACTGAGAGGAGGTGTTTGGAGTGCAGTACGACCTCTCCGAGGCTGTGTGGCAGAAGAGTAGTTACAGCAGTGGTAACGGTCAGTGCGTCGAAGTCGCCGACGGTTTCATCGGCATCGTGCCCGTTCGTGACAGCAAGACCCCCGAAGCCCCCTGCCTCGTGTTCGAGGCAGACGCGTGGACCTCGTTCATGAGGACGGTGAAGGCCGGCGAACTCCCCTCAGTCTGAGGAGACCACCCAGCCTTGAGTCAAGCCCGCGACGGGAGCTCCTGGCCCGCAGAGGATCAGGGGCTCCCGTGTCTCCCGAGCTACGAACGTCACAGAGCGTGATCAGACCATCTAGCTCGGATCGGCAGACGGCCCCAGTTGGAGGCTCCCCACCTAGTTCACCTACCTGTAGCGGCGCGTGGGAGCCAGCCACGTCACTTCCATCGACACCACCGCGCTGTCATCTCCATCGCCTGGGTCATCCGGGGCGGGGGCCTGCCGTACCTGCTCGATCTGCCGCTCTATGCCGCGCAGGTTCTCCTGAAGGTCCATGGTCACCACGCCGTCCACGGTGACCTTCAGTGGATCGGCGAGGAGCTTAGCGCGCCGCTCGCCCAGTACTTCGAGCGCGACCGCACGTACCGAGCGCAGCCGGAAGAAGCGGCGTTCCAGGTCGGCGGGGTCGGTGTCGGGGACGAGCTGGGCGAGGAGCCAGGACCGCTGGAACTCGTCCACCAGGTTCACATCCCTCAACATGAGGCACGGCCCGGAGCCAGACGGGGGATGCTGGCTCCGAGCCGTGCACGCGAGCGTATTACGCGGTGGACGTGCGTGTCCGCCGTGACACCGATTTCTTCGCGCCTCCCCCGCCGGCCTCGTCCTCTCCCGGGTTGGGCTCCGCGCCGCCCGCGGTCGGATCCGGCTCGCCGACCGCGATCGGCTCCGGCCCAGGGCCACCGACGAGCGGGGTGTCCCAGGCTTCCGGGTTCGTGACCAGGGCTGCGATCTCCGGCGCCGGGCACTCGCCGGGCAGCAGGATCAGGTCCTCGTGGGTCGCCGGGTCCTTCACGTACACGGCGGCGACCACTCGGCGCACTGCCATCAGAGCACCTTCGCGACGATGTGGGCGTCCGGGGTGTGCATGACCGGCATGCCGACCGCGGCGCCCTTGGTCCAGATCTGCACCGGGTCATCCTGCACACCACGGGTGATGATCAGGCCAGGGGCGTCCTCCCGCACGATCTCCGGGTTGGAGCCGCGGGAGAGGACCAGGGCCTCGGCGGTCACGCCGAGCATGGTCTGTGCCCACTTCTCCCGTTCCGGCGGCACCAGGATCCACAGGTCCTCCGGCAGCACCTTGCGGGGCTTGCCGTCCACCCGCACCTGCGCCTTGTAGAACGTCACCGGCGGCAGGCCGTAGTTGCCGCGCACCACGTTGATCTGCTGCGGGGTCAGCGTGGCCGTCGGCGTCGTCGACGGGTTCACGCTGCCGTAGTACGCCGCCCGGTAGGCGTTGTTCGCGGCGAAGAAGCTGAACGCCTTCCGGCTGGTGAGCACCAGCTCCGGTTCCGGGGCGCCGATGTCGTCCAGGTGCTGGATCCACCGCAGCTCGTCCGCGATCGGGTCCGACGCCGGATCCGACCACGGGCGCGCGGCCACCGGCATGTTCTCCGCGGGGACGTTCCAGTCCACCTCCAGGGTGAGCCCGTTCTCCTGCACCAGCGAGAACTTCCCGTCCGCGAGGACGTCGCCGGCGGCCAGCTCCAGTCGGGAACGGATGGCCTCCACGTGCCGCTCGACGTCGTCGTACAGCAGCTCGATCAACCGGTCCTGCTCCGCACCACGGGAGGCCTCCAGCAAGATCTGCTCCTGCTCCCCCACCACGAGCTTCTGCCCGAGCGCGGGCAGTGCGCCCTCACGGGACGTCTGCCACGCCTCACGCGTCGCGAACGGCACGCTGGCGTCGAACGCCCGGTACTTCGCCACGTTCACGTACCGGCCGGAGTCCTTCACCCGCCACTTGACCTCCGGCAACACCATCGTCGGGAAGATCGACTGAGTGAGCAGGAAGTCGGCCGGGCTCGGAATCGCCCGCGCGAACGCCGTCAGGTCGACGGCCTGGACGTCCTTCAACAGGTCCTGAATCGTCACAGCTCAGACCCCCTGTTCACACGAAGCGGACCTGTGCACCACGCGGGTGCCAGGTCAGCTGCGACAGATCGATGCCGCCCGGGACCTTCGACGCACGCACCGCGCCGTGCCACAGCAGGGCGGCCGGCACCCGCGTCTGCCCCGGCGCGAACGGCACCTCGGCGAACACGAAGCCGCGCAGCACCTGGCGGCCGCACGACGCTTCCGGGTCGTAGGGGCCGTACAGCTTCGACTCGGCGACCTTGCCCACCGGCACCCCGGAGAAGACCCGGCCGTACGGCTCGCAGCCGTCCCCGCACTGGTAGTGGACGCCCTCGGTGAACAGGTTCAGGTCGAGGGTGATGGTGTCGGTGGAGTCGGTGCCGTGCAGAGCGGCCAGCCACTCACGGTTGGCGGTCAGGTGCTCGGAAGTGGAAACGGGCTGAATGCTCATGGTGTTGTCTTCCTGGACGTTGCGGTCAGCTGTCCGCGCACCGGCCCTCCTTGGGCGGTGCTGTCCACGAAGTCGAGGGGGCGTGGTCCCCACAGCATGAAGCGCCCGCAGGTCAGCGAGCGTCACCGGATTCGGTCACCAGGCCGCGACGGCGGGCCATCTCCAGCCCGGCCGCGCCCGGCCTCGGCGGCGGCGCCGTCCGTGTCGGGGCGCGCCCGGCCGGGGCCCCGGCCGGAGCCGCCGGCACCGGGGGAGTGCGGATCTCACCGAACAGCTCCGGACGCCGGGCCCGCAGCGCCTCGGCAGCCGCCTGGATCTGCGTCTCGTCCGCGTCAGCATCAGAGATCAGCAGACGCTCCGCGTCCGTCAGGTCCTCACCCGACGCACCCAGCGCCACCAGAGCCCCGCGGCGCAGCGCCGCCCGCTCCCGCTCAGCCGCCAGCTCCTCACGCCGGACGGCCTGCAACTCCCGGTCGGCAGCGGCCTGCTCGCGTCGCTCCACGTCGGTCAGCGCAGCCTGCTCGGCCTCACGCTGCGCGGTCACGAACTCCGCCAGCGCCTTGGGGGTGTCGAAGCCCAGCGTGGCCAACAGGCGTTTGATCGCGGCGCGTTCACCCTGCGCCTTCTCCCGCGTGAGCAGCTTGCCCAGACGGTCCTGGGTGACCGTCACCTGCGGCTCCGGACTGTCGTCTCCGGCATCGCCGAGCTGGTCGTTCGCCTCGTCCTCCGAGGAGGCACCGAGAATCGGGTAGATCGGCCGACCGTCACGGCGAAAGCCGACAGGGTGACGGGCGGGCAGGGGCCGGACCATGCAACTCCTCCAGTGCGCGCCCCCGCGCTACCGGTCAGTGTAGCCACCGGCGCCGACAACGCCGCTGATGGCACTGGACAGCTAACATCCAGGCCCCTTGAGAGTGAATGTCGACCGAGAGTACTTGCCCAGTCGCATCCAGTCGTGTATTGCAATCCCGCCGCCCGTTAAGTCATACTGCACGCACCTTGGCTGATCGACAGCCATGTGTGACGGGGGCAACTGATGCATCCAAGAATGCACATATCCGCGCCGCAGATTTGAGCCTTGATCATCTGCGGCTCCCTTGACGTCTGTCGCCAAACAGAACCGTCGGCACACCGAGTGGACCTCTACTTGCTGGCCTTTGGGAGCACGTTGGCGCTGGCAACAGCGCACGTTCTTACCTGAATCTTCGCCGTGGTGTCCCTTTCTCCGAACCTTCCGGGACGTAGGACACGGCGAAGCCACGAGAGGCCATCGACGTGCACTCCATTCTGGACTCGATCAACCCCAAGCACATTCTCGGGGCACTCCGTATCCTCCCGTTGATCATCGTTGTGGTCCTCCTTGCGCCTGCCTGGCTGTCCTGGGTCTTCCTCCCCGAGAGTCGGCAGAAGAGGGTCATCGACCTCGTCAAGCAGTTGATCGAATGGACGAAGGCGACGCGGGAGGATGGGCCCACTCGGTGAAGCTTCCTGATTGCCTCAGCCGTCGACTGCCTCGGACACTAATCCCGTGTCCCGGACGGTCGACCCCTCACCCGTCTCGCCGAGATCGCTCTCCGTCCGACTCTCCACGCCCCGCTGTCACCTTCGTGGCCCGCACGCCGGCTTCCCTCCCGACCACGGACCATGTCGGTACGCGTCGACATGATCCGAGCGCACTCAAGACGAGCCACGCCCATCACGGTTGATTACGCCGCGACTTCCCCCACCCCAGCGTGCCGGACGGCCCTCTTCGCATCCATCTCGACAGACACCCGGTCCTTGCCTTCCGCCTTCGCGTATTCCGTCACCTTCGCCTGAAAGTCCGCAGCAGCATCGAACCAGGGCTTCCATGCCTCGACGCTGTAGGGCACGTCCTTGACGGTCGCGTTGGCCTCGACGGCAGCCCGCTGCGCATTGATCAGGTCATCGAACGAAATAGCGGTCACGTCGGCGCATCCTACGTCGGGAGCGACAAGATCCAGCCACGACCTTGCGCTCGTGACCCTCCGATCGGTCGCCGTCTCACTCCGACGACGCGACCTGGGCTACGCAACCTGTCCGGTATCGCCACGAACCTGATCATTGCTTCCGGCACCGCCAGGATCGCGCCCAGCCGCGGTCTCCGCGATCCGCATCGCGGCATCCTGCTCGGCCTTCGCCCGGATCCGAGCCACCTCCTGCGATGCGTCCTCAACCGGGTAGCCCGCATCGAGCAGCATCTGCACCGCCGTCTCCAGGGACATCACACCGGCTCCGTATGCGGTGACGACCTCGTCCAGGACCGCGGCCCGGTCCGTCGGCGTGTGCGGAGCCCACGCCAGCCGCGCCGGGAACGACTCCCCGCCCGGCCAGCCCTGCGCGCGACCGGCCTGATACAGGCGCTGCACGAACTTCAGCAGCAACCGGTACTTGTGCTCGCGGGCCAGCCGCATCGACCCCACCAGCGCATCCAACGGCGCCAGCGCCAGCTGGAACGCGTACCCCGACGGCACCTCCGAAGCATCCAGCGTGCCCAAACCGGCCGCGGTGATCCGCGAGTTCGCCGCGATCCGGTCCAGCAGGTGCTCCACGCGGGCCCGCAGCTCCGCCAGCTGCGGCGACGTATCCAGCGCGTCCATGCGTCCGCTGTCGCCGAGCTGCCACACCGCGCCGGCCTCCACCTTCAGCTTTTCCGGCTGGCCCGTCGTCCGGTTCACCGGCAGCCGCGCCCCCGCCAGGCCAATGATCGGCGTGCCCGTCGTCGCGCTCGCGGCCGAGCTGTCCGAGTCCGTCGCGGCCAGTTCATCCAGGCTCTGGAGCACGCGGGCCAGGGCGGAGCGCCCCCAGTGTTCCCCGCCCTCCGGGATCGTGTTCGTAACGTGGATGACCGGCAGGAAGTCGATCATCAGGTCCAGCCGGTTCAGCTCCGTGCCGTCCGAGCGCACCCGGAACGCAGCCTTGTCCATCGGCAGCCGGTCCAGGGTCTCGCCGCGCTTGAGGTCCTCCAGCAGCCACTCCGCATCCGTCAGGTAGCACGTCACGTTCGTGACCCGGCCCGGCTCCCACGGATAGGTCCGCGTGGCACCCCCGTCCTCGGAGATCAGGCCCAGCTCGTAGGTCACCCGGCGCACCCGCGCCTTCAGCCCGGCGTCCTCGTTCTCCGGCAGCTCCCAGGCCAGATGCACCCGCGTGGGGAAGTCCTGGTCCTGGTCGTCGTCCCACTGTGGGAAGTAGAACCCCGGGTCGTATACGCGCAACGTCGGCCGCTGCTTGTCCGGACTCCACGCCAGTACGTACACGCTGTCGCCCAGCAGAACCGCCGTACGCTCTGCCTGCTGGACCCGCAGCGTCAGCAGCTCCTTCCCCGCCCACTGCCGCAGCCGCTCCTGCACGGCCGCGGCCTCCGTCGCGCCCGGCTCCGGCGAGTCCTCATCCGCGTGTTCGGCTCCGGCCACCGCGATCTCCTGGTCCGACCCGAGCAGATAGCCGAGCGCCGTGTCGACCAGGTTCGCGGCGTCACCCAGTTCGCGCCGCTCCAGCGCAGCGTCGTCTCCCGCGGCTGCCGCGAGCTGCCCGGCCTGGTTGTTGTCGTACGACGCGAGCACCTTGTACGCCGCCAGCCGCCGCATCTCGTGCGGCGGCAGCCACGAGGCCGCCAGCTCCGGGAACGCTCGGCTCGACGGGCGGCTGGCATCCGCCATCACCGGCTTGTAGTTCAGCCATGACCAAGCGTCGATCACGAATTGGCGCAGACCCATCGGGCGCAGTTCCTCCGTCATCAGCCCCACGCCGAAAGATCAGGGTAGCCATAGATCCCGCCATACTCACGCCCCGCCTACAGCCGATGGTCAGAGGCCCCGCTTGGCATCAGAAAGAGCAGCAGCGGCGCTCTTGATCTCCTCAGCTGCCGTACTGAGCTTTCCGGGAAGGGCAACAAGCCTCGACAGCTCCTTTGGATCCGGCAGGCCTTGCAGGCTCTGACCTGCCTTCAGTAGCAGGCCAGCATTGTCCTGAAGGTGCCCGAGCCCCTCGCTGGCCCGATACAGCATCAAGGCCGTGTCCTCCGACACCCCGGGGCCGCGCCCTCGCAGTCCCTCTATGTCTGCCTTGAGGATCTTCATCAAGGCGGCAAGGTCAGGAATCTGTCGGGCGACCTCGCCCAGGATCGGGGTGATCCGCTCGACGTATGCCTTCTGAGCCTCCTGGATCATCACGGCCAGCCGCGCTTCCGTGAGCCCACTCAGCCCTGCCAACACCGCCTGTCCATCAGCCTCGCGGGCAACCTTCCACCCTTCCAGGAGCTCCACGGTGTACCTCTCACCTCCCGCACCATCGATCCGTTTGTGGTGCACGTTGCACAGGAGCAGCAAGTTGGCGAAGCTGTTGCGCTCCTCCACGCTCCACGAGGCGTCGTACCGCTTCCCGTCCGACTTGAGTGCTCGGATATGTGCGATATCCAGGTTGAGTACTGGTTTCCCGTCGATCATGCGGACAGTTGGTGCCCCGCACTGTGGTGCGTAACACCCCCCACGCGCCAGGGTCATCAACGCAGCGATGGTGGCGTTGGTGTACTTCCGACGCAGATCATCGGCCATTGCCATCCTCCTCGTCCAACCGACATTTCTGACTCGCACCGTAAGCGGCGTCACTGACAACTCCCCGTAGAATCCGTTGAGTTCACTGTGAAATCCGGCCATTACCGACGGCTCGCCAGTCGCTGGTCATCCCCACCCCGCGGCGGCGGCATCGTCGGATCGAGGAACAGGTCCCACAACGCCCAGACCGCCGAGTCCAGCAGGTCAGGCGAGTCCTCTGTCTCACCCTGGCCGACGAACGTCGTCATCTGTTCCTCCAGCTCCGCGAATAGCCGCGCCGAGCCGACGTGATGCACACGCGCCTGCTCGTACAGCTGCGCCGCCGGGGCCGCCCGCGCCCGCTTCCCGCGCGTGGCGTGAACGATCCGCCAGTTCACCGTCGGATCCACCTGCTCCAGCAGTGCGGGCAGGTAGTCGCCGCCGTTGTTCACCTCGATGACCACGCAGTCCGCCCGGTGCTCGTGGTACAGCTTCGCCGCCCGCTTCATCGCCTGGGTGGGGGTGTGCCGGTCCTGCTCGCAGTGCAACAGGTACCCGCGGGGCCGGCCGTCGCCGAACATCGTCTCCATGGGGAAGCCGCGCCCGGCCACGGTGAAGGCCGTCATGTCCGCGTTCTCGTGGCTCTTGGTCGCCGGGTCGACCGCGACGACCACCCGCTGAAGGTCCGGCAGGTGCTCGGGACGGGGCCTGAAGCCCTCGACCTCCAGCATCCAGCCCTTCCACAGCGCCCCTTCGACGTCCTCCAGCAGCTCACCCGACAGCTCCTGTCGGCCGAGACGGGTGCCGGCGTACTCCTCCTCCAGCTCCGCCCGCGCCGCCGCCGACAGGTTGGCGTCGTTCTCCCGCATGTGGCCGCGCGTGAGCACCACGCGGGGCGCCTCCCCGCCTTCCCGGTGTGCCTTCTCCTGCGTCCGGCCCCGCTCGACGAGCCGCTTCACATGAGGGAGCGGCTTGGGCGTCGTGGAGATGACGACCTGGGGGGTGTCCGCCTCGCGCAGGCAGAACCAGAGCATGTCGTACACCTCCTGCGCGGTGTGCCTCGACCAGGCCGCGTACTCGTCGCACCAGGCCTTGTCGAACGCCCAGCCACGCAGGTTGTCCGGCGTCTCCGCACCGAAGCCGCGTATCAGCGTGCCGTTCTTCAGCCGCAGCGTCGTCTCGCCCAGCGACGAGTTGTACTTGGCTACGTCCTCCGGCGGGATCACCGACAGCAGGCCGGACTTCGGGGAGTCGAAGCAGATGTCCCGCACCAGGGTGGCGTTCTTCGCCACCACGGCGATCTGCAACCCGGGCACCTTCGCCCACTCGCGCACCGTCTCCGCCGCGGTGCGGCTCTTGCCCCAGCCACGGCCGGTGAGCAGCATCCACACCGTCCACAGCCACGACGGCTGCCGCTGCGCCGCGCGGGCATGGTGGTGACGCCATCCCTCATGCGGGAGGCCGTCACAGCCCGGGACGTCGCACGCCCAGCGTCGTGCCGACAGCTCATCGGCTCGAAGCAGCTTGGCGACCTCGGCCTTCAGCTGCTCCACGCTCATCATGGCTGGATCAGCGAAGCTCTCGATCATCCGGCGCTTCGCCCTGCCACGGCTCATTGCGCATCCTCCGACAACCGGCGCTCCAGTTCCCGGCGCAGCTGCTCCATCCGGGCCCGCCTGTCCTCGTCGGTGAGAGCAGCCACGTCAGCACCCTGTTCATCCACAGCCACAGCGGTCATGCCCGGGATCTCGCCGACGGCTCGCCGCTCGATCTCGGCCGCGACCTGGAAGTACCGCAGCAGATCAGACGGAGACAGCTCACGCGGATCGAGGGCCTGGAGCCGTGCCACGGCCTTGCCCAGGAACGCCTGCGCCAACTTGGCATGCCGACGGGCGATGTCGCGCCGGGCCTGCTGCTGCTCCGCGAGGAACAGCCGGTCCTGCTCGCGGTCGTACGCAGTCGCCCGCATCACCCACGCGTACTGCCGCGACCAGCGGAAGAGCAGCGTCGTGCTTTTACCCAACTCCCGCGCAACCTTCGCCACACTCCGCGCCGCCCCTAGATCACGGTAGGCAGCGAACGCCTCGAACGCCTGGACCGACTCCCCGCTCTGCCGCTCCCAGGCCTCCACGGTGCCCTCGGCCACCGCTCACCTCCTGGCCGACGGCCGACTAGTTGCTCTGTGCGGCCAGGACTTCCAGCGCCCGCCACGGCTCGTCGGCCGGCACCGTGCCGTCCTGCACCATCCGGTCGATGGCCGCCCGCACGACGGCCGCAGTCTCCACCGGCACCTCCCGCACACCGAACACCGTCTCCAGCGGCGCCGTCCCCGCCCGGATCGCTTCCCCAGAGCCCGCGTCGAACCAGCCCTCGGCCAGCTCACCCACGTGCCGCTCGAAGACCGACAGGATCACGCCGAGCGCCGTCGCACTGTTGCCGATCTTGTAGGCGGCCCGTGAGGTCTCCAGCGCATCGAGGACCGGCTCGTACTGCTCCAGGCCGGCCACCCACCGCTGATCCGCCGAAGCCGTCGACCGCGCGGCGTCGAAGGCGGCCTCCGCCCGCTCCAGCTCGTCGGGCAGGAACATCAGCTGCACGCTGGCGAAGTCGAGGTTGGCCTCGCCGAGGCTGGCGACGTCGACCTTCTCCAGCAGATCCAGGGTCTTGTCGTCCAGGCCCGTGTACTGGCGCCACTCCACCGACTCCAGCTCGTCGTACAGCTCCTTCAGGATCGCCGGGTCGTCCTGGCCCGCGATCGCGTTGTGCGAGAGCTGGAGCGCGATCTGCCGCTGGCGCGGTAGCGGCTCGTCTATCTGCATCCACCAGATCTGGGGCAGGCCGGCCTCGATCGCGGCCAGGGTGCGGTGGTTGCCGGACAGCACGATCAGCCGCCCGCTGCCGGCGTCGTTCCACACCAGCGGCGTGGACGTCAGATGTCCGTCCCGCTGGATGTTCGCCACCAGCTGGCGGAACTGCTCGTGCGGCAGGTAGCGCGCGTTCACGTCCAGCAGCGTCAGTGTGCGTGGGTCGCCCTGCACCATCTGCGGCGGGGCAAGCTGGCTGGTCTCGTCCATGGTCAGACTCCCGTCTGCGTCGTGGTCCGGGCGCCCCACCGCGTCGCCCACATCTCAAAGGCGTCAGCGAGCGTGTGCCCGCCCATGGCCCCCTGGTACTGGAGCTGGAACTTCCAGCCGTCCTCGTTCGACGGCCCGCGTTTGGTCAGCCTCAGCAGCCCGCGGTACTTCATCGACACCGGGTTGTTGCTGAACGCCGTCGTCGACACCGCCCGGATCCGGCGCGAGAACGCCCGCTGGCACAGCAACTGCGCCTCGGAGCTGGTGGCCGCGAGCACGATCAGCTTCGACAGACGCGGGTAGTCCGTCGGCGCGACCGCGAAGTCGGACAGCAGATACGCCTCGTCCGGGGTGTAGCTGCTGGGCGCCATCGCGAAGACGCCGAGGATCTTCCCGGTGCCGTCCTTGACCGCGACGGCCAGGTTCGCGGCGCCGGGCGCGATCCGCGGGTTGAGGTACCGGGACCGCAGCGCGTTGAACTGACCTGGCTTGAGCAGGGCGAGCGCCAGCGGCCCGATCAGTTCGTCACTCGCACGCAGGCGCGGGGCCTTGACCGGTTCGATCGGCTGGCGGGGAGCGACGATCCGCGTCGGCGCGACCGAGGCGTACACGTAGAAGGGAGCGGCGCGCGGGGTTGCCTTGATCACGCCGCGCAGGTACGGGTGCAGCTCGGGCACATCGTGATTGGAGGCGGTCAGCCAGTACGGCCGGTCCGTGATCGCACCAAGCACCCCGACCACATCCGCGTCGGACAGCGGCTCGTACTCGGGGGCGTCCCAGTCGAAGTGCGTGTTCAGCGGCTCGTACAGCTTCTCGTACCCGCCGCCGTAGAAGGGAGGAAAGCTGCACACGGGAGCGTCGCGGGGCACCTTCTGGAGCCAGGAGCGCACGTCCTCTACCTCGTAGGAGGCCAGTTCGACATCGGAGGCAGCCAGCCGCTCGACCGTCTCGGCGTGCTTGGCGTTCCACTGGTCCCGGTAGGAGCGCACGACGCGTTCGTGCCAGAGCCCGTCGCGGCCGACGCTCGCCAGGAACCGGGTGCCGAGCATCATCGTCGCCACCGTGCCCACACCGTCGTCCAACGAGTCGGCCAGCCAGTGAAGTTCGTCCCGGCTCTCGTCGCGCAGACGGATGCCGACCGGCTGTCGGGTGAGCCAACGGCCGACGGCACTGGTGTAGATCGACACGTCCGAGGAGTGCAGCTCGAAGCCCATGCCGGCCACGCTGCGCTCGATGGTGAAGTTGCCGCAGCACGGCACGTACACCGGCCCGCGTGGCCAACTGGCCGCGGTCTCCCGGACGATGGCACGCATCGGGGCGGGGATGGTGCCCTGGAACATCTCTCCTCCTGCATGAAACAGCGCCCGGACCGACGGGGTGCCGGTCCGGGCGCTGTACAGAACCTGACCCCAAGCAGTGAGTCTCCTTGGAATCATGTCACCTATCTTCGGTGAGTGGTTGGGCAGCTCACATCAAGGTGCCCTGCTCGTAGTGGTCGGCAATCGGGGACAGCTCCCGTACGTCGTCGCCGGTGGTGTCCTTCCACCAGGCGGCGAAGATCCTGCGGTGACACCACAGCTTCGGGTCGGCCAGGTCCTCGAAGCAGAGCAGGACCAGCCGGTGATCCTGCTCCGCGTTCACGATCTCCCGCAGCCGCTCCGCAACCCGCGCCGGGCCGAGCTGGTCGAGGTCGGCCCGGTAGGCGGCCGTGAACTCCAGCAGGGGCCTGGTGAAGTACTCCCGCCGCGGTGCGAGCTCGCGCACCGCATGCGTCAGGGAATACGGGAGCTTGAATCGTGGGGCGCCCAGGGTGATGCGTACCGGCACACCTTGCGCCGGCTGGAATTGTTGGTACCGGTTGGTGAAAAGGGTGAGCAATTCGCGTCCTCTCGTGGGGTGCACATCATGCGTCAACGCCCGGAATTCTCCGGGCGTTGGTTTGCAGAGGAGATGAGAAGGGGGTGGCAGCCCCCCCGCCCTCCCTTACTGAGCGGCCGGGACCGCCGCCTTCCTGGCCGCCTGAACGGTGGGCTCCGCCTGCTTCTGGGCGGGGACCTTGCGGGCGGGGCTCTTGGCCGCGCCCGCAGCCTTGGCGCGAGGAGACGCGGGCTTGGGCGCCGCCTTCTTGGCCGCCGCCTTCACGGGAGCCTTGGCGGCCGCTTCGGGCTTGGCCTCGCCCTGCTTGGCCGCCTTCTGCTGCGCGGCCTCCTGCTGGACTTCGACGGCCTTCTTGTTGAAGTCGTCGGCCATGGCGCGCTGGATGCCCTGGGCCTTGCTGAGCAGGTTGCGCACCTGCTGCACCTGGCTGTGGATCTTGCCGATGACGCGCACATAGCGGGTGAGGTCGGTACCGAGGATGACGGCCAGGTCCTCGGGCTTCTTCGCCCCCAGCTCCTCGAAGAGCGGGATCAGGATGTCCTCGGCCTTGCCCAGGCTGTCCTTGGCCTTGGCCCTGGCCTTCTTCCGCTCCTCCTGGACCTCGGCCGTCGGCGCCTCGTCGCCGGTGAGGGAGGACTGCTTCTCCATCATCTTCAGGCCGTTGGCGAAGTGCTGGGCCTCGGCCTCGCTGTCGAAGTCACCGCGCACGTACCGCATGGCCGCGACCATCTGGTTGGCCGGGTTGAGCTGGGCGATGTGCCAGGCCAGGTTGTTCTTGATGTCGCCCTTGTCGACCATCGCGGCGACCTCGGGCCGCAGGGTGAGCAGGCCGAGCCGCCAGGTGATGTGGGTCTCGGTCTTGCCGAACTGCTTGGCGATCTTGGCTGGGGTCCAGCCGGCCGCCTTGAGGTCGGCGTACGCACCGGCCTCTTCCATGATCGTCATGTCCTCGCGGTTGACGTTCTCGGCGATGCTGAGGACGTACGCGTTCTCCTCGCTGACGTCCTTGATGACCTTGGCGGGGATGACCTCCAGGCCGGCTTCCTTGCAGGACCGCCACCGGCGCTCGCCCGCGATCAGCACGTAGGGGGCTTCGGCGCTCCCGGTCGGACGGACGACGACCGGCTGCAAGAGGCCGTTCTCCTTGATGCTGCCGGTCAGCTCCGCCTGCTTTGCCTCGTCGAAGAACTTGCGAGGCTGGTCGGGGTTGGGGACGATTTCCGTGATCTTGAGGTTGGTGAACATTTCCCGCGCCTTCCTTAATTCCGAGAGGGAAACTCTTTTTGTTTTCCCGTTGTTCTTACACTTATATCTTAATCGCATACACCTCTAAAGCAAGTGGGCAATTCTTTTAATTTCGAGGAATTCAATTACGTGAATTCTCCCGGATTTCCTCGACGGGAGAGGTGTTGGCTCGCGGCGCCACCCCTGACCTCGGGTACGCGGAAATGCGGCGAGCCCGCCACGGCCTCGCGGCCGCGACGGGCTCCACTCCCATCACGCACCCCACCGGCCGCACCGACACGGCCGGCTCCTCGCGGGCGGGGCGCGGGGGGTCGGCCACCCGCGAGGAGCAGGGAAGGGTGCCGCCGGAGCGGCACTACCGGATGGGGTCCAGCGGCTGCTGTTCCCGCCCGGCACATCAGAAGATAGCTCAATGCTTCAATCCTGTCACCTATCTTCAGAGGTTCGGGGTCGGGTCTCGCCCGGCAGGTCTCACCCGCCCGTGCCTTCCTTGCGGCGAGGCTCCCGCTCCTTCCGGGAGATCAAGGCCAGGTGCTCCAGGACCTTGCGCGCCTCCTTGCGGGCCGCCGGTCCGCCCCTGCCCCCGAGCACTCGTGGAGGCAGCTTCGCCAGCTCCTTGGCCTGCTGTTCGTCAAGCTCGCACATGCGATTCCTCCCGTGAGCGGCGCGCACGCCGCCCTCACCCCGCCCCGATGTGGCTCCTGTGGCGTGCCACCCGGAGGCGGGTGCAGGGCACGGTCATGCCCTCCGCTCGCCGGGTCCGACACGCCGGGAAACTGTCCGACAAACCTTATAACCCGTCCGAGCTGCAAGATAAAGTGGAAGACGCAACAGCTACCAGGTAGTTACGATGCCGCGAGCATATGCAGGAACGGAGGCGGGGGGCATGGCAGACACACCCGAACCCATGGGTCTGTGCGCCAAGTTGCTCGTGCTGCTGCGTCTGCGCCGCAGTCCGGATGGATTCACCCCCAGCGCCCGCGACATTGCCGAGGCGACATCAACTCCAGGGCAGCGCAAACCGGCGCTGTCTCACGGCCAGGTCAACAGCCTGCTCAACGGCACCAGTTGCAACCCGCGGTCCTCCACCGTCACCGTTCTTGCCCAGGCCCTGGACGTTCCGGCCGCGTTCCTGCTGCCGGGCCCGGAATGGGACGACCTCACCGCGCTCACGGTGTACCGGGATCGTCCCGAGGCGCGAGAGGTACTGCGATTACTGCAAGACCTCGAAGTCGAGGACATCGCTGAAATCGCATCGACGCTCAGGAAGATTCGCCGGGACAAGCAACTCCCCGAGGATGTTCCGGCGATCCCCCCACCGCCCCCTGGCGTCGATCAACCCCGCGAAGGCCGGCCGCGTCGCCGTCTGAGCCTTCGCGAAGCCGCGGAAAGGGCAGCGGACGACCTGGAAGGAAACTGATCGTGGCTGACGTCATTTACGGCAGCTGTGCCGTACTCATAGCAGTCAGCTCGGCCGTCTACCTCTACCTGGCGTGGGCCTCACGTCTTGGCCAGTCCAAGGCATCACCCATGGCGCGCCGCGCCCGCATCGCGGCGTTCACGAGCTGCCTCTTGTGCTCGCTTACGTCCGTGCCCGCCGTCGCTACGGCCATCGATACCTTCACCGGACGAGACGGTACCGGCACCCTCCTCACCAACCTGGCGGCCCAAGTCGCTGGATTCAGCCTCCAGATCATGACCGTGATCTGGACTACGGAAGAACCCCGCAAGGCAGTCGCGCTCTGGCTGTTTCTCCTGGGCGGCGTACTGACGGTGCTGACCGTGGAGTTCCACTTCACCGACATGCCGTCTGTCCCGCTTGCTTCAGCGTCCCCGGAAGACGGCATGGCAGCCGCCTACATGCTGACCCATGTGTGCCTGCTGGCCGTCCTCGTCTCGCTGATCGGCGTCCGCTACGGCTGGATGGCCAGTGCGGTCTGGCCCAGCCGGCGTGGCGCAGCCATCGGCCTCGCGGCCACCATGGCGGGAACCGTGCTGTGTCTGGGCTACACCGTAGGCCGGGCAGCCGCCATCGTCTCCTACCTGCGGGGGAACCCGTGGACGCTGGTCGAAGCGTATGCGCTGCCGACGACAGGCGGTCTGGCGTTGCTCATCGCCACGCTCGGGCTCACCCTGCCCACGATCCGTCGCCGGATCCCCCTGCCCGCCACCAAGTAGGCAGACTCAGCGAGCGGTTCACGCGGACCGCTGATCCGTGGCCCCAGGTGACCCGTCCCACTGACGCCAGGTGAGAGCGACCCGATCCGCGTCCACGGTGCGCGAGCCCCTGGACGCGGCCGGATACACCGCGATCTGCTCCAGGAAGAGAACGAGAACGCCCCTCTTCGCGGCCATCGGCGCATGGTTCCACCAGCGGACCAGATCGGGGATGTCGCCGACAGGGACATGCTTGGCCTGCTCCAGAAGGAGAGCCTGCGTGGTTTTCCCCCGGATCAGGTCGGTGAGCTTCTTGTCGGCCGCTGTGAACGCCTTGTGCGACAACTCCGAGCCCTGCGCGTAGCTCTCGACGAGTTCTTCCTGCCTGCGGCGGGCGTCGGCAGCCTCCTTGCGCAGTTCTTCGGCCTGGGCGAGCACTTCGTCACGGGCCTGGCCGATCAGCGCGGCCACCTCCGGCTTGGCCAGCTCAGCCAGCACGTGTTCGCCGAGGTACGCCTCAAGCAGGTCCGCGTTGATACGAACCTTGCCGCATCCTCCGTGACGGCGGGCCGTGCTCGGAGGGCAGCGATGGCCACGCGTGCCCGCGTTCGACGGCGACGTGGTCAGGGCGTGCCCGCACAGGCCGCAGATCCCCTGTGAGCCGGTGAGCAGGTACTCGCGATCGGGTGCGCGCCGGGTGTCAGGGTTGCTGGAGGGGCGCATCGCGCGGATGGCCTTGAAGTCTTCGACAGGGATGATCCGGGGGCCGCCGGAGTCCACCAGGTTCCCGTCCTCGCCCTCCATCAGGCCGGCAATGGAGGGATGGTCGAGAACCATCGCGAGAGCAGGGCCTGTGAACAGGTTGCCCAGCGTCGTGCGGTAGCCCTCGGCATTCATCCAGTCGCTCATGGCCTCGTAGCTCTGCTCAAGCAGGCGACGTGAGGCCGCGGCCCTGATCCCCTCCGCCTCGCTCTCGCGCACACGCCGGTGCGCCATGTCCTCGAACCCGAACAGCCGCGGCATCTCCTGGACTCCTCGCCCTCGCAACCGACCCCCTTGCGGGGCTCACTCTAGTGGCAGATAGGTCACCCTTTTGCAAAACCATCACATATCTTGCGGGTGTCGACCGCCGCAGATCACGCATGCGCCGACGCCGGCCCCTCGACCCCCAGCACCTTCCACAGACCCGCCGTCGGCACCCGCACCGTGCTCCCCAACGGCAGCGTCACAACAGGGAACTCGCCATCCCTGATCAGTGTGTACGCCTTGTTCGCCGAGATACCCAAGGCCCGCGCCGCAGTGACCACGTTCACCGTTGCCGGAAGAGACAGCAGCTCCTCCAGGCCCATCACGCCGCTGGCAGCAGAAACCCGCCCGGCCACTTCCTGAGCCGTCATGTCGTTGGTCGCAATCTCCCCCGCGCCAACTTGGGGGCGACTTTACCTCACTGTCCAACAGCCCTCTGAAGATCAAGACAGATCACGCAACGCGATCACCGACACGAACCGGCACCACCCGGATCACGGGCGGCAAGGGCGAGGGACAGCACATGTTCGAGGAGAAGACCTACAAGCGGTGCGCCTGCAAGGGGCCCCAGGTCGACAAGAAGGGCAAACCAGTCCTCAAGGACGACGGCACACCCAAGATCGGCTACCTGGAGAAGCGGTGCCCCCAGCTCAAGCGGCGCGACCACGGCTCCTGGTACTACTCCATCGAGCTGCCACCAGGCCCCGGCGGCAAGCGTGAGACCGCCAAGAAGGGCGGCTTCCGCACCCAGAAGGACGCCGCAACAGCCTGCAAGGAAGTCTGGGACCTCTCCCAAGGCGGCGTACAGGTCAAGTCCAAGGAGACCGTCGCCGAGTACCTGCGCCGCTGGTTCGCCAAGCGCCAGGACCTCAAACGCTCCACCCGCAAGGGCTACGAAGACCACATCGAGCGCGTCTTCATACCCGCTCTCGGCCACCTCAAGATGCTCGACCTGCGCACCCGCCACATCCAGCAGATGTTCGAGCAGATCTGGGCCGACAACAAGACCCACCAAACCAACCGCGAAGCCGCCCAAGAGGCACTGACCGCCGAACGCACCGCACACAACGCCTGGCGCGCATGCCCCACCCGCCCCCGCCCACCCGAGCTGCGCGCGAACTGGCAGGCCGCCAAGACCGCACTCCGTGCGGCGCGCGCCAAGCCCCTCCACATCACCGGCCCCGGCACCCAGCTCAAGATGAACAACACCCTCAGCGCAGCCCTCGAAGACGCGGTCGCCGAGAAACTGGTCAGCGAGAACTGGGCGAAGACCGTCGTCCTGCCCAAGTACGTCCGCCCCAAGCCCATCGTGTGGACAGACGAACGCGTTGAAGGCTGGCGGACCACCGGGAAGAGGCCGGGTCCGGTCATGGTCTGGACGCCCCAGCTGACCGGGGCGTTCCTCGACGCCGTCGCCGAGCACCGGCTCTACCCGATGTTCCACCTGATGGTCTTCCGGGGCCTGCGCCGCGGCGAAGTCGCCGGCCTGCCCTGGAGCGAGACCAGCCTGACGAACGGCACCGTCCACATCAGCGAGCAGCTCGTCTCCGCCTCCTACGAGGTCTGGGAAGACACGCCCAAGAGCGAGAGCGGGGCACGCACCGTCTCCCTGGACTCACAGTCCCAAGACCTCCTCACCCAGTGGCAGCAGCGCCAGAAGGCCGAATGCGAGGAATGGAACCACGCCTACGAGCAGTGGCAGCAGAACCGGAAGAACAAGCCCGGAGAACCCGGCCGCAAGGCCGCGAAGGAGCCCTGGAAGGACACCGGCCTGGTCTTCACCTGGCAGGACGGCAGCGCCTACCACCCCGAGTACCTGTCACAGGTGTTCGACCGGCTGATCGAGAAGCTCAACCTGCCGCCGATCCGGTTCCACGATCTCCGCCACTGCGCTGCCACGCTCTCCCTGGCCGCCGGCATCCACATGAAGAAGATCCAGGCGCTCCTCGGCCACAGCAGCTACGCCCTGACCGCCGACACCTACACCTCGGTGCTCCCCCAGTTCGAGAAGGCCGAGGCCGAAGCACCGGTGGCTCTGGTGCCCCGAACCAAGAAGAAACAGAGCCAGAAGCCGAAGCAGGAGGAGCCCTCGGCGGAGGGCAACGTTCCCAGCGATGTTCCCGGGGAAACGGCCGCCTGA